TTCTCTAATAAGTGTGTAAGCTGAGGTTTTAATGCATTATGGACAATAAAACCATTACCTTCCTTCTTCTTACGCCATCCCTTCGCATACTTACCTGTATTTTTAGGGCTGTTTTCTTCCAAGTCACTCACTAGATTATTTGCAACTACTTCTTTTTCAACTTCTAATTTTTCTTCTACTTCTTTCCCATACCTTTGTAGTTCTCTAGCAATATCATCTGCCAAACTATCGATACTAGTCACCAACCTTCACCTCACAGTAAAGTTCTATTCTTTCATCATCTCTTTCATATGTGCGGTAAATGCTGTATGTCTTGTTGTTATACTGTATTTTTTGTTCTTCTTGATAATCTAATGAATGAACAATTAATACACATTCTGGTTTAAAACCATTTTGACCAGCTTGAAAGAATTCATTTTGTGAAATACTCTTTTTCTCACAAAATACTTGTCTTGTGAACCCTTCTTCAATAACTTCTACTTGTCCCAAATCATCTGTAGTAGTAGTTGAAACTGGAAAGAATAAAATATTATTCATTTGTAATCACCTGCTAAAGTAAGATGATTCTTAAGCATGTTATACGATAATTGGAATCTCTCTGCTTCCTTAGCATCTGGAATGAAATTAGCCTTTGAATACATAATAATCGCTCGTTTAATTAACGGATCTGTATCATCGTTTGATTTAAAACCAGAAACTCCCGATAAGCTCAAATCAGTTCGGGCCGCTTCGATTAAATCATCAATTTCGTCATCAAGAGCATTATGCGAGACACGTAATGCCTTCTTTACTACTTCAAGCATCATGATTATTCACCAACTGGTTCAAGTTCTTCTAACGCTTTAAGTGCTGCTTCTTTTCCTTTAACCTTTTCACCATTAGGAAGTTCGTAATACCCTCCGCCAACATGGACAATTTCAGGAACAACAGGTTTATAATCACTAATTGGCTCAGTTTCTAAGAATCCTTCTTTTTGCAAGAATTCTACTCTTTCTTGGTCATCTGTTTTATATGATTCTCCAACACTATAATGCACATAGGAGAACTTATCGCGGAACGCTGTAATTACTTTATATTCTTGCGTTTTCTTTTCAGACATAAAAATACCTCCTTATTTCAAATGAAAAAGCGGCTATTAAACAGTAGCCGCTTTCTTAACACGTAAGAATCCATTTTTAGAGATTACGTTACCACCAGCAAACACTGAACCTCTATGAGCAATCATACCTTGCTTGAATTTGAAGTCAGTCGAACGTTGTACATCCATATCAGAGAAGATAGTAAGTTGGTAGTTTGATAATGGACCATAAGCCATATTGAATTGACCATCTGTAGTCGCTGCATCAGATACCGCTTTACAAGCGCTATTGATAATAAATGGTACACCATCAATTGTTCCAGAGTTACCATTTGATACAACGTTATATACCTTTTTACCGTCATTAGTACGAAGTTTGGCAAATGCTTTTAGGTCTTTTTTATTTAAGATTAATACGGCTGCATCTTCTACATCTTCATCGCCACCATAGCTATAGATGATTTCATCTAAAGTAGAAGCATCAATTTTTGAAATTGCTAAGTCTGTTGCTGGGTCGATTGCTTTTGCTGCATCTGAGAAAATACCTACTAAGCGATTCGTTGCGCCTGTTCCAATTAGAATTTCACGAGTGATTTTTTTACGTGTCGCAACAGTGATACCTTTCATTACTTCAGAATCATAATCAGCTGCTGGTAACTTTTGAAGTTCTTCAGTGTCTTCAGAATAAGCAGTGATTTTAGCTTTAGTAATGTCAGCATATCCAAACTGAGTATCAGCCGTAGTATAATCGCCACTTTCAGTTGAATAATCCCCTTCACCATAGCTCTTAATGTATGGTTGTTGGTAGCTCTCTCCGCCTTTTAGTGTTTTTGTTAATACGCGATCAATCAGTGTAGAAACTTCATTGAAAGTAGGTCGAATATCTGAAGCACTATGTTTTGGTAATACTACATTTCCACTTCCTACAGTAACAGCACGATTTTCCATCAATGCTTGTCCACGTTTTTCTGAAGCTTCTAACTCTACATCTGGTTGAGATGGCTCATTGTTAAACGTTTCAACTACTGTACGCGTTTCTGGTTCAGTGTTGTTATTAATAACCTCAGCTTCTTTCAGTAAACGTTGACGAGTTTCGATTTGTTTTTGCGCTTCGTCAAGTTCACGTAATTCAGTTTCAAATGCTGCTAAATCAACTTCTTGATCACCTTGTAGTAAAGTGCGAATTTCTGCTTTTCTAGCTAAAATTTCTTGTAATGTTTTCAAATAAATCTCTCCCTTATAAGTAAGTTTTTAAAATTAGTTTTTTCCGTAAGTCTTTTTGATTACGTTCATCCACAAATTGTTTATATGGATCATGACTTCTGGCTGATACTTGAGAATCTGGATAAGCTGGGAAGGCAACAGGGCTAATTTCAACTAATTTCGCCTTTGTAACACTTCGCACAATGTTATCTGGGTCAGATTCATCCCATTCTTCTTTTACCATTTGGAAACCAAAAGAAACGCCGTCTACATCACCGCGTTTAATCGTTTTATATGTGTCATCACCTAACGTTGTATCAGCTAAATCTAATTCGAAGCGAAGTCCGATTTCATCTTCAAACAATCGAAGAGTTCCATTCTTAGTTCTTCCTAAAACTTGAGAATAATCATGGCTCCATAATGCTAATTGATCATCTTGCGTTAAAGAATCTGTAAAAGCGCCACGTTTAAACTGTTCTTTAAATCGTCTCCAATACCCCATAGTTACAGACTTCATTTCCCATTTGACTGCATATCCAACAATTGTTCGAATGCCGCCTTCAACTTCTCTAATTTCTAGGTTACTACTCAGTAGCTCCCTCTTTTCCGTTTGGTTCATTATTATCACCTCCTTCATCAGTGACTTTTCCTTCTTTAACTAATGCTGTATCCAGCCTTCTAATAGGTTTATCGCCACCCTCAATTGGACCAAGCGATAGAATAGCTCGCCATTCGTTAGGTGTTAATGAGCCTCTGTCTACCATTTGAACTAGATTCATTTTTGTACTCATAGAAGCGTATTGAAGAGACGAAGATTCAAAAATGATTTTGTTCCCGAATCCTCTTTCTTTGCGTGAAAAAAGCTTCCTGGTGTATTCTCCAGCAAGCTGCATCGCAAATGGTTCTATTTCTGATTCATAATAGGCATTCCATTCGTCCTCATTATATTTACTTTGTATAATCTTATCGTTTGTATTGAAGAAATTATAAATACGCTGTACGGTCTCTTGCATTTGTTTTGAATCTGGAACAAAAGCTTCCGGTTTAACTTGTTCTAAATCATAACGAGGATCAGAAGAAGCTGCTCCACCATCATTAGCAATATTTAAATAGTTATTAACGAAATTCTTAACTTGATTATCAATATCTTCTTGTTTTAATACTGATTTAAATTTAAGAATCCATTTTACTACCGCACTATTTTTAATCGCTTTAACAATACCTTGATCGGTAGTTGTAACAATCTCCATTAACTGTGACAACGCATTACCTGGATGTTCTCCGAAGAAATCATTATCATTAAAATCTTTACGTAAATGAATTACATCTGTATATGGTATAGTCATTTGTTTCCCATTCTTAAAGTAGAACTTCAAAAAGATATCTCCATATGCTCCTTCAACAACTTCTACTGTTGTACAGGGGATAGGATATATCTCAGTAGCATAGCCATAATCATCACGCTTAATATAAGCAAAAGCATTATGATTTAGCTCTAATTGAATAGCCATTTTTTCTTGAAACATTTGTCCTGTCATTAAAGGATTTGGCTCTTCTAATATAAATCTTATATATGGTTCTGGATTAATTTTAAATTCATTACCATTATCACGAATATGTTTCGCTATGAGTTTCCCAACAGCTTTCGCTTTAGGACGGATACAAGCTCGTATAATATCACTTTGATAAATGTCTCCATGCCATGAAAAAAAGCCTCCTCCATTATCGTTTATCATTTCAAAACGAGTTGTCGTAGGGGCTTGTTTCTTCCCAAATATCTTATCGAATAATCCCAATTTCTCACCTCCTTCTTAAATCATGTTGAGATAATCATTTCTCTTTTCTTGAAGGATTACGTATGCATTTAAAAGTGCTGCCGTTCCGTCAATACGGCGGCGCTGATTCTTTGTTTTATTCGGTTGTATATTTAAGTTCTTATCAACCTCAATAGCTGTATTTGAAAGACACCATTTATCAATTGGATTATTATTATAAATTACTAATTTAGACTCTAAATCAGCTTTTAATAATTTCATTGGACTTGATAATGTTTGTTTACCTTGAGCAACAGGCACCATAGCTTCTTTACCAAAACATCCTTCCATTTCTTCAACCCAATACTTCGCTGACCATCTATCATAGCCAATCCAAGGAAGGTAAATTCCATAGTCATCTCTAATTTCTAAAAACCATTCTGTCACATATTTATAATGTACTGAATTTCCTGGTGTAGTCCTTAACAAGCCTTGTTCATACCATAAATCATAAGGTATCTTGTCCTCTTTACTTCTTTGCTCTAATAAATCTTCTGGAAGCCAATACATTTGTTTAACATAAATATGCTGGTCATCTGGAACCATAAAAATAACCTTCGCTGCGGTTAAATCGGTAGTTGAAGATAAGTCACAACCACCTATACCATAAGAAGGTTTTAATTTTGTAATATCATAAACATCCTGATTATTTAATTCTTCAAATGTTAACCACGCTTCTGTAGATGTTTCTCTAACATTGAAATCCTTGGTCAATAAGTTTTTAACTAGGAGGGAATTCGCCTTAGCTTTGTTAACTTTCGTCTCTAACTGATCTATCCTTTTAATAGTTCCAAGTCCAGGGTTCGCTTTTGCCCATTTTGATGGATCTGTCCATTCTTCTCGCTTATCTAACTCATAAATAATCGGCAAGAAACGATCATCTTTATAACCGTCTGGGTCATCAAAACCATTTAAAAGCATTTCTGCTTCTTCGTACTTCATATCATATACTGATTCGCGAATAGTTCCTGCTGTGGTAATCATAAATATCATTGGTTGTTCCCTTGAAGAAGTACCATCTACAATAACGTCGTATAAATTTTTATCTTTCCAGGCATGAATTTCGTCCATCATTGCACCATGAACGTTAAGACCGTCTAACGTTTCACTATCAGAACCAAGAGGTTTAAATGTACTATCATTCCATTCAGATACCATCTCAGAAACTAAAGGTTTTATACGTTTTAGTAATGCTGGTGATTTCTTCACCATACGCTTTGACTCTAACCAAACTAATTTTGCTTGATCTTTCTTTGTAGCAACAGCATAAACTTCAGAACCAGGCTCGCCATCGGCAATTTGTAAATATAATCCGATTCCCGATCCTACAGTTGACTTTCCATTTTTACGCGCTACCACTAACAAAACTTCTCTATACTTCCGAGTTCCGTCTATTTTATGGACAAAACCAAAAGATGCGGCAATAAACGCTTTCTGCCATAATTCTAATTCAATTGGTTTTCCGCCCCATTTTCCTTTTGAATGCTTGCAAAAGTTTTCTATAAATTCTATTGCATGATTGGCCCGATTTGAACTATATTCCCATTCAGTTCTTGTACTACTTAAATCTGTAACTAGTTTTTTATAAACCCGTCTTACCTTGTCTGATACAACTTCTTTTCCTGTTTTGATTTTGTACCAGTATTCTAATATTGGATTATATGACAGAGGATATCTAATCACGTGTCGCCACAAACTCCTCAAACCCATCACTTTGAGGTTTCGTTTCTACTGGTTTTTTAGGAATATAATCGCCCAATTGTTTCATGATAGTTTGATAACTTTTATTCATTGCTATGTATCTTCTAGCTGCAGGCCTTTCTCTTTCATATGGGTCCTGGTTCTCTGATTGCGAGAACATTTCATCATAACCATTCTCATCAAGATCTTTTCGTATGTCTTCTAGTCGTACACGTAAGTCTGCCGCTTCAACAATTAACCCCTCTACAACCATGAGGGTATCTTTTGGCATCTCTTTATAAATCCGTTTAAGTCTGTTTATTTCCTTTTTAACACGCTCTTCTTTTGTTAGCTCTTTTTTAATCGCCATCAATAACACCTCACTTTTTATGTATTGGGGTAGGGGGGTCACGCGAAATGACCTGTGTGTTACACGAAGCTCCCCTCTCGGTCCCCCTATAGACCTTTGGTTTATTTTTGATAGGGGGGAGTATGGGATAGCGCCAACAGGGCCATTGATTTAGCATGCATTAAAGAACAAAATGCATCTGCACTTGTTAAGCGGTTTACTGCTTCATCGATTTCTTCAATATGTTCAATAATCAGTTCATGCGTGTCACCTTTATGTTTTTTAATTTCATTTATACTTTCCATACATCTATTACGCATTAGTCATCACTCCTTTTAATCTTGATCTATCAATCACCCACGTCTTACCAATCTTCTTTGCTACAATCTTTCCTGCAGCACACAGATTCTTAACATGACCAGGAGATACGTTAAGGATAATAGCAGCATCATTAACACCAATTGTATTAATGATCCAATTGGTTACTTCATTATTAATCCTCCTCAACGTTTTCCCAACCGCATGCGAAGGGATAACGTTCAACTGATACCGAACGAATCTCTCCTTCCTTCGTTAACAT